TCATCTTGCAGCCTTACCGGCTCGTGTCACCTGTCCAAGTACACCCACCTCCTGACCGGCTACGAACACCCGGTTGTACGCAGGCTTTTCAACCCAGCGCAAGGACTCGCGTGAGGTGGCATCAACAGGCAATTGGAAGTCAGCCACGACACTTCCCCACTCCCATGGAACCGTTGGGTACCGTGGAAGAACCTTAAGAATCTGGGCAGATGCAAGTGGCTGCACATAGCCACCGGCAGCACTGGCGATTTTGTTGAGCGCGCCGATGTAGGTGCCCTGGTGATTGAACACACCGGCCGGAATCGACCAGTCCGCCAGACCCCATTCAATGCTCCAGCCAAGAGGCACCCCGTTGATAGTCAGCACGTCACCCATGATCTGCTGGGCAGTGCGCGACTGTGTGTTGGTAAATGTCTGGATCGGTGCATAGGGTGCGTCCAGCAGCGCTGTTTTGCCACGCCCGGAAATCCTCAGGTCATTGGTGCCAAATTCGCGTGTGCGCTCGATGCTTTCCACCAGGGCACGAAAGGCCGTGCCGTTGATAACGGCTTCGACTTCGACCGGTGAACCAATGCCAGCAGGCTCCAGGTTGGCCAGAGCCCGACCGGGCAGCGCGGCGCTGAAACTCCAGGTCCAGGAATCCACATCCAGTCCGAGCGTCATGCTCAAAGTCGGCAGTTCAATATTGCCATCCACGCGGCGCAGTCTGGCATCGTTCACGACCATATAAATCCTTCGTATCGGCACTACCACCGTGGTGCGTGACGGCAGCGGTGTGGAATGACGCTCGCAGATGAAAACCAGTCCTGTGTCACCGGCCCACATCAGGTCAAAGAGCAAATGCGTGTCCGGGAGATAGCAAGGGTCCCTCACGGGCGAAACTGAAGGCCCCGACACTGCCGTGCGACCGGCCCTTGGTACCCATGCGTCCTGAAACCTCAGTTGCCATCCCCGATTGCTTCGCAACGCCGCCCCTGCGCTACTCAAAGCACCAAAGCGGTATGTAGCACCACGATTCCAAAGAGCAGTTAGCGGTGCTGAACGCCTGAGACCTACATTGAAAAAATCACGCACCCGCGACGCACCCAACCGGGCTGCCACTTGAAACGCGTTGACTATGCGTAGGCGCACGGCATGATCCGCACTCTGAAATAGCAAGCCACTGGGCTCCAGGCGGCGGTGCAAGGAACTGTCAAACCCTGTCAGGACGTAGGAGTCATGTCGGATGGCCGAATACTGCGGCGCTGATGCACCCACTCTGGATGCCAGCCCTGTGCTCCAAAGGATCTGAGAACCCCGCGGTGCACGGTTGGCCAGGGTGTGAGCGGCAGACACGCCAATTTCCCTTGTACCGGCTCCCTTGGACCAGGGCGACACCACCCTCGCCACCGTGGGACGCTGGGTCTTGCTCTGGTACATGGCAGTCGATGCAAAAGTCATTTCCGGGAAGACCACGGACACGGTGCACGGGATGATCGAACTGGCGCGACCGGTAAATCTGAGTTCATCAAACTGGGCAGCAAATTCCAGACTTCTGGCAGGTGCCTGCCCCAGCAGATCACCAAACAGCAGCACCCAGGGTGGGCCAGACGCCGCCGTGCGGTCAAAAAGCAAGTCAACTACTGGCATGGCTTATCCCCCCAGGACGCCGCTGACCATGCGTGTTTCACCCCCTTCAAAGAGCACCGTGTTCTGAATCTTGATCTCGCCAGTCCCTGTCATGTCGGACACATCGCAATCAAAGGCAGTCTCGCCGTTTCCGTTGACCACCCGCGCCCAGGTGGCCACACCACTGTTGGCATTGAGTACCGGATCACCTGCGGCCAGGGTCAGCAGTCCATCCAGAACAGAGCCGCTGGGCTTTTGCAGTGGCAGTTCTGCCAGGAATCCGGAATTTGGTGCTGCTGCGACCAGCACACGCACGCCGGGATAAATGCGCACTCGGGCCACGCTCGCACCAGTGTCGAGAAATGCCACGACTGCGATGAGTCGGGCGTTTTTCAGATCGAAGGACACGGAGAGGGTCATGGCGCAAACTCCGCAGTGATGTTGTCAGCCACCACCGCCCGGTAGTTGTTTTCATAGTCGTAGGTCATCACGGTGTACTTGTGGTCCATGGCGACGTACAGAAATTCATACGCACCTGTGACGGGGTCGCTGAACACTTCGCGCACCAGCAGGCCGGTTTTCTCATCAATGAGGCGTACCCGCCGTTGCACCGGGGTGTTGGGCGAGCCCTTGATTCCTACCGTTCCAACGATGCGCCCATTACCGCCTTGGTAGGTGTTGCGATAGGCGATCTGCTGGCCCACATAGCGTCCAACGGTTCCGCCCGGGCCTTGTGCCTGTGGGATGCTGGAGTCCAGCCTTCCAAAGCCTGTGAGAAAGCGTGCCCCCGGCAGCCCTGATGCAACCGCTTCTGGTACAGGCAAGGAAATCCTTTGCTCGCTGGGCTGCAGACCACGAAACGATGGAGTGCCGAGGTATAGCTTGTCTCGAAGCTGGGAATCCATGGCATTGATCTCTGCCAGCGTGGCCGTTCCAGCAAAGATCCCGATGCCACCCACCGAACAGTTGGGGCCCCACGTCGAGGGCCAGGTTGAACCCGTGGTGGTTGGCAGTATGGTCGAGAAATTCGCCGACTGCACGCTGCCAAGCCACGCACCTTTGTAGAAAAACTGGAACTGCGTCGGCGTAAACACAATGCCAAACAAGGTCGGGCTGGACACTTGCGTTGGCAATACGGCCTGACCCACAGTGCCCGCATTGCGTATCACCCCATAGGGCGCGCCAGAGGCATCACTGGTATCGAGCAGACAGCCGTGAACGCTGTTGGACGCGTAATTCGAGAACAGCATGATGGTGGCTCGAACATCGGTCACCAGCGCAAAGAGAACCCCCGTTGGGGGGATGTTGACTACCGAGTGGCTAAAGCCCGTATTGCCACCGGGGCACTTGATGTACTGGCTAACCTGTGCGCCATTGACCACCGCCATACGGGGGGCTCCACCGAAATTGGCATGGTGCGCATTGCCCGACAGGTCGGTCGCGTAGCCGCTGGACTCCGTATCAATGGCGTCCCACGCCGCCAGTGCAGTCAGCGTTGAAATCGAATTCCACCAGGACATGGCTCACCACCATGGACCGGTGATGTCAAAGGCATAACGGGCAGCGTTGCCTGCGGTGCTGTAGCCGTTGCAAACGATCAGGAACTTGCGTCCGGGATAACCGACCACGCCACTGACGACGTTCAGGTCGGCCATGGGGCTGTCGTTGTGCACCCAGAAGATGCCAGGCATCTTTCCGCGCAAGTGGCCAGGCGATTCATGGCGCAGGTACACCGGATGCAGGATCAAGCCATAGTCCGGTCCATTGGGCCAGGGAACCGATGTGCTGTAACCGGTGATCTGCTGGGCATTGTTGGTGTTGAGCGCCAGGAATCCGGCCCGGATGTAATTGCCAACCTGCAGGTGGTCACGCATGAGCACTTTGCCCGTGAAGTCCAGCGAGCGATTGCAGTAGCCCTGGTAATCGACTCCGTTGTAGCCGATGTTGGAGCTGACGCCGATGTAGGACTCGGTGGCCGTCAGCAGCGTGTTGTACGCATCGCCCTGGCGATAGCTGGCGAAGTCCGTGAAGAAGTAACCGGCGCGGCCGTAGACCGAAACTTGCCATTCATTGAACAAATAGAAGCCCCGGTCGTCGCCAACCAGCACCCAGTTCTTATTGCCCCCAGTGCCGCCGGAACTCTCCGAACTGTTTTGATCACTGCGGGAGTGGTACCACTTGTACCAGCCATCTACTGCCCCAGTCCCGGTGCCAGTGCCCACCGTGTTTTGCTGTGGCTTGTTGGGGTCAAACGGGGCCTGTGCTCCCACCACTGTGTCGATATCCGACATGTTCTCGGCGATAAGCACCTTGGCTTTCTTGGCATAGGTCGTGGTGTACGAAGGATCGAGCGAGTTGTCCACCCGCAGGAACGGCCGGTTGCTCAGGATGTTCTTGCTGCGGTAGCAGCGCTTGTTGGTCGCGGTGAACGCGCGCTCAAAGTTCAGTGGCGCGACTTTCACTGACAGCGTGCCGGTGGCAGGTGTTACTGGGGTTACCACCACCGCATAGGTGAACTCCAGTGCGGTCGTGCTCAAAACCCGGAATTCACCGTTGTACTCAGCCTGATTGGCACCTTGAATGCTTACTACCTGATCGACAAGGTACAGGTGACCGGCATTCACCCGAGCGGTGGCGATGCCATCGGCAAAGGTTAATGTGTCGATGGTGCGCAGGTTGAATCCGTCCACCAGCACCGCGTCGAGCAAGGCGGTCATGTCGCCCCACGCGTTCGCCAGTTGGGGCGCGCCCTGCATGCCAGAGTTGTAGTGTTTGACAGGAATGGTTGCCATGTCTGATTCCTTGAGTTGAAGCGTTAAAACTAGGGTCGGTCCACGTCACCGCGCACCAGCACAGTGAACTTGTCATTGATGACGCTTTCGGGGCCTTGCTGAATCGTGCGAACGATCCAGACCGGAAACAGAGCCCCCACGGTGTTGAACCGCAGCACATTGCCCACGGACCAGCCGCTGCCCCAGCCAATGCCTTTGATCGTGAAATACGGACTGCCAGTGGCCGGGTTGAGTGGCGAGGTGTCGGTGGCAATACTTCCGCTGGAAATCGTGCCCACGTGCTCGCCAATCACGTCAAAGGTCGTGGTGTTGGTGAAGCGCAGCGCCCACTTCTCGGTGACGGCCCCGTTGTTGGTCACCACCAGCGGGGCCAGAATGTCGTTGTAGGTTCCGGGTGCCACCGACCCTGTCACCGCATCGGCATAAGTGACTGAGTCCCAGGTGGCCTGGTCAAACAGGACCGAGACCCGTGCCTTGAGGTCCTGTGCCACCAAAGCGCTGGAAATGAAGCTGCCCGGAAACGGATACGCGTGGGTGACCTGCCGGGTAAAGGCCAACTGGCCATTGATCTGCACATCGGACACCTGCACCATGTCCTCGATGCGGTGCTCCACCACGACCGGCTGGGCGTAGCCACTCACCGAGGTGAAAGTAACCGTGCCCGCTTCCAGATCTGCGGTGTATCCCGTATTGATCACATGGCCGTCAGAGCCGATCACCCGCACACGACTCAGTCGAACCCGGGCGCAGTTGATGACCTGTCCGTTGGATACCGTTGCCGAAATCGATCCGGTATGCCCCAGCACGGCAAAGCCACCGGGCCGGAATATCGACACCTTGCCGTCCTGCGGCAAGCGCACCGGATCCAGTCCAAGGATGTCGGCATCCAAAGGCAGATAGGTGAACCCCACGGCATTGAAGCGGATGGTGTTCGCAATGACGGGGGCCGGTTTGAAGATCTTGCCGTCCGTTCCAACATTGGCTGCCGAGTACCAGACCGCCGTTTCATTGCCTGCTGCCGTGACATACGACCCAAAGCGCAAGCGCACCACGCCAGTGTCGTAATCCACATGGCCAGAAACGTCCGTGCCAATGAAGTCCCCCGCCGTATTGGCCGACACATTGAGCAGGCCTCCGGCAAGCCATGTCGCCAGCACCTGCACGGATCCTGTGCGCAGCGGTGCCACAGGGGCACGAAACGTTACCTCGTCCACGGGGTGGCCATCCATTGAGGTCAGCAGGGATTTGACGGACACGGCAGACGATGCAGCGGCGACCCATGAATCCAGGGTCACTTCGCCGGACTGGTAGTTCAGGGTGCCCGCCTTGATGGCACTGCCGGAAGCAACATCAAGTCCGTAGTACAGGTTCCCGGCGCGATCAAAGTAGGTGCGTCCACCGAGCGTGAAATTCACGCTGCCCGGAACAATGTTCTCGGAGTACTGATTGGTCAGATCGAACTTCAGCGCGGTGGTTGCGATCGGCGTTGTCACAGCCGAGTCCGAGGCCATTGCCCGGTATTTCACCGAGACATGTGCGGTCTCATCGTTGGGCATATTGGCCCCGACTGGGAAGTATTCCCAGCCCTGAAACAGGTACCGACGCACCGTCCCACCACCAGCAACCACACCCAATGTGACCCATGCATATTTAGCCTTGGGCATGCCGACTGTCGTTTCCGTCTTGAGACTGATGATCCCGGTGACGTAATCGACCGATCCGTGATCCGCACCCAAGGTGTCACGCAAGATGCCAAGACCATCGTCGCGCACCGTCATGTACGGGTCCCGAGATGGGAACACCGTCATCGTGACCGGGTCATAGGGGTTGTAGAGCAGGTTCCAAGTCACCTCGACCGTGTTGGGACGCAGGTTGGACTTGGATAGCGTCAAGGGGACATTCCCATTGCCGTCACGCAGTGGCGCCGGAAACTCCTGCACATCAGGCGGACCATAGGTGTAGTCCACCGTGTAGATCTGGCCACCGGCGGGAAGGACCGTGGGAGCCAGACTGATGAGCCCGGTCTGGTAGCGGATGGTGCCAGTGGCACTGCCGGTGATGTTTCCCTTGCCGTCATCCGTGGCGGTGCGCGCAGTGCCGTCGTTCCATTTGATGACGACCGAGCCAGGTGTGATGCCAGTCTGAGCCAGTTGCAGTGGAACCGTGAGGGGCGGTAGCGCCACCGAAGACCGGTTGGTGTAATTGACGCGGGAGCCCCAATTCAGAATGATCTGGCTGCCCACATCGGGCAAGGCACCCAACGTGACTGCAACGGTGCCGGTTGTATAGCTCACAGTGCCAGCGCCATAGGCCACATCCGAGCCCACCAGTTTGCCGCCACCATTGTCACGCAGGTCGTACCACTTGCCGTTGGAGCGATAGCTCACCCGGGTCGTGGCTGGCGCAGGCGGTGGGCTGATGGTCTGGATGTAGTTGTAGGCGCGCGTTTCCTGAGAGACGTAGATGCCAGCGGTGTCAGCCAATTGCAGGGGTGCACCGGCCGCCTTGTAGGTAATGGTCTTGGACCCACCGATGGAGGGTGCCGAGGGCGACAGCGTGGCAGTGCCCCGGGCATAGTCCACCGTGCCAATGACGGTCGTGCCCTGCAGCAGATCCCCGGACGAATCGGTCAGTGCGCCACCGGAATAGGCAATATTGAGAGTGCCCGGGTACACCGGGTTGCCAAAGTACAACGCCACGTTGGGGTTGAAGCCGATGGACGTGGTGATCGACACATTGCCGTTGGAGGCATCCACCACCGTGTCGTATTCCCCGGCCGCATTGGCATCAATGACGGGAATCTCGGTCTGTGCACTGGGAACCAGTTGGGTGAAGATGGATTTGGCCTTGGCACTAAGGCTGCCCATGGTCACGGCTTCGGTCAGAGGGACGACACCGAAATACTGGGCTGCATCGGCCACCGTAGTGTCACGAATCAGGGCTGCAGCCGCAGCTTTGCGGAAGAATTCACTGGGCGGCGAGCCCATGAAGTCAAAGCGCAGTGCGTCACTCAGGTCTGCCGTGACGATAAGCGCCTTGTATTCCTGCCCGTTGTCCTTGATAAACGTGCGCAGGATGGAAGCTGTTCGCGTAACACGCACGTACTGCAGTTTCTCTGTGGTTAGTCCCTCGTTTTGCACGATGAGCAGCGTGTGCCCCACCTCGGGCGCGGTGCTGCTGGGCATCTGAAAGAGCTGGATGGAGCGCTGGCCGATGATGTGGTTCTCAAACAGGAATCCGGCCCAAGCGGGACCGGGTGCCAGATAGGCCTCCACCCGCTTCTTGGCCGAATCGCGCCGGTCGAAGATTTCCTTGGTGCTAAATAGCGTGACGCTGACGTTGGGGTCTGCGGGCGGATCGGCCACGATCACGTTGCAGCCCAGATAGGTGTCGGTGTCGGGGGTCTGCACGCTGACATGCACTTTGCGGAGGTTGACCCGGCCGCCAGACCGATCCAGTTCCGATATGTCCGGAAAAATCGCATTGCTGGTAGCGTCCTGAATCACGGTGGACGTGGGTGCACCACCGCCTTCGGGAACGTCGAGCATGACTTGCGAGGCGACCAGCTTGATGTCGCCCGTGAGAATGGCCATTCAGACCTCCAGAAATTCAAAAAATGAGAAGCCGACTCACACCTGCATGAGCCGCAAGGTGATGCGATAAAAGTCCGTCTCGAGCCGCGCCGGGATGCCCTTCACTGGCTCGGACTCGATGGCCACTTCGGCGTGTCGAAAGGCGACCGTGAAATCGCGCCCATCGGAGAACGTCAAAGTAAATCGCCCGTCGCTGGCACCCAAGGGAATGCTGGCCCAGCCGCGCAACTGCTCCACCGTGGCGCGCGTCACCCAAGCCATATCGGCCGCACCCACCAGGGTGATGGGCCTTCCGCCTTGGCGCACAGCGGACTGCACCAGCAGCGCCCCAGTGATCAGGTACGACACCGAGGCCACTGCAGGACTCCAGCTATGTTCATCGCTCCACAGCAGGTCGTCCGGAAGGGCCAGAGAGATGCCATCCGTGAGATTGGTCAGAAGCATGATCAGGCTGCCCTCATTTGTGCGCTTTGCAGCAGTTGCAAAAGCCGCCCCTCGTCACGCTCATCAATCTGTGCGCTGACCTGCCGACCGTTGGCAGCCAACTCCACCCGCACGGTTCGCACCGGGCCTGATGCGCTCTCCACCATCGGACGCTGCACGGTATTGGCGAGCGACGTGCCCACCAGTCCACCGGTCGCGAAGCCTTGTATCTGGCCCTGGACCCGCTGCGCCAGTGCCTGGGCGGGAACGGTGAGGTTGTTCAAGGATTCAAAGAAGCCAGAACCAAAGCGGCTGACAGCATCCCGATTCACCACGTATTCACCAGGGGTCAGCATGGCGGGCACACTGTCGGACTTGGCAATGCCGCCACCCCGGTAAAACTCACCCTGGTGCTGCTCCATGTAGTCCATGAGATCGCGCTCGACATCTTTGCCCCACAGGAGGGGCTGCGCCATGGCCTGCCGCCAGGTCTGTTTGATGGCATCGAGTTTCTGGCGTTCGTTGGCAGTCAGTTGCTTGCGACTCACCAGAGATTCGAGGACGCCACGATCCCGGTAGGCCTGCTCGCCATAGGATTTCAGCGTATCCCACTCAAACCCGATGCTCAGCGATGCGCCATAGTGGCCGCGCATCCAGCTGGTGTACTCGCGCATGGACTGCATTCCCAACTCAACCATCTGCTGGGCTTCGACAGCATCCTTGTTGCGCTTGACGGCGTTGGCGCTAGAGTTGACCGGGCCGCCCGTGGCAAATTTGGCAACACCCGTCACGGCGCTCGCAGCGCCACTTGCAAGACGGGACAGCGCTGCACCGCCGTATTTGCGCACCGCCGCTTTGCGAAGCACAAAGGCACCTGCATCCAGTGTGCGCGGAACCGTATCCTGGTCACCCGAACCAGGTACCGCCCCACCGGTCATGCGCGTGAACGCAGATGCCACTGGCCCACCATCAGCGAAATGGGGCACGCCACTACCGACCAATCCACCGGTGGCATTGGTTTCCACCTTGGTCACGTAGATGGTGTGGGTGCTGGAGGTGTTCATGCCGTTGAGGCTCAGCACCTGGCCTTTTGCAGCGTCCGCATTGCTGTTGATCTGGTGCTGGGACTCGGTCTTGATGCGATCCAACGCGCGGATCATGCCTTCGACATTGGTGATGGACGCCTGGGCCTTTTCTGAGGAAATGCGCAATTCCAGCTGCGAACTTTCCTTGGCATAAGCAGTCAGTTTGTCCAGCGCCGCCTTGGCCTGACTGACATCGGCATCCACTGGCAGGGTTTTGCCCTCTTTGAGCAGTTGCTCGTATTCCTGCAGTTTCTTTTGCGCCTGCTCCAGATCCGCCTTGATGGGCAGCAGTCGCTCTTTTTCAGCGAGCGCTTTGTCCAGATCAGCAATGGCCTTGTCAAAGCGCGAGGTGTCCGCATCCAGCGTGACTTTCAGGCCCTCTTTGAGCTTGGTCGTGATCTGGTCGATCTGGGTCTCAGTCTCAGTGAGGGTCTGCTTGATCTGATCGCGTGCGGCCAAGGCTGATTTGGCCGCATTCTGGTGAGCCTGACTTTCCGCATCCAGCGTCTTGTTCAGGATGTCTTCCGATTCCCGAATGTTCTGAATGGCCTGATTAACGCCTTCCTTGCCCTTGGTGACGGCCGCATCCGATTCTTTGGTCTTTTGGGCCAGTTCAGCACGTAGTGCATCAGCCTGGCGCATTAAGTCCTGCGCTGTGGCGTATTCCTGCTTGCGATAGGCCTCGCGCGACTGAGATTCCAGCTTTGTCACCTCCGACAAAGCCTGCTCCGACTGCTTGCGTGCTTCTTCTGCCTTCTTGGCCTCCGATGTCTGGGTGCTGGCCACCTGTGCGGCCAGATCCATGGCTTTCTGTGCGAACTGGCGGGCCTGTTCAAACTCACCTGCAGCCAGTGCATCACGCGCCTTGGTCTGCAACTCCACGACCTGGCGCTTGCGATCCTCCGTGGCTTCAAATTCCGTCATGCCCTGACGACGGATCTCGCGGATGCGGTCCTCCGTGGACAGGGTCAGCTGGCGTTTGGCCTCCTCGATGCGCTGGATTTCTGCCAGATGCCGGTTGGCCTCGGCATTGAGCGCATCGATGTGGGCTTTGTATTCAGCGGAAGCCTGCGCCATGGACTGGCGTTTAGTGGCCAGAATCTCGTTTTCGACCCGGGTGACATTGGCACTGCGCTCGGCTTCCGTCTGGCCTTGCCGAGCAGCCTCCGCAATGCGCGCCTTGGACTCGTCATCGATGAGCTTCAAGGTGTCAGCCAGAGCCTGGCGGCGCAGCGTTGTCTGCTGGGTGAGCGACTCCAGCAGCAGTTGAGTGGATTTGGTGAGCTTGTCGGCCTCTGACGCCTTCGACAAGTCCAGTGCCGACTGCTCCTGCTGGTAGCGGGCCTTGACGGCATCGACCTGTCGCTGCAAATTGGCCTCGACGATGGCAGTGAACCCTTTATAGGCTTCGGCCATCTTGGCAGTGGCGTCCGTCACCACCGCATTGGCCTTGGACACCGCTTGTTCCACCTCACCCAAGCGAGATTTGAGCTTTTCGACTGCAGCGTGCACGGCTTCCAATCCACGGCCGACTGCTTCCTGAGTGCCCTGACGCACAGCCTCGAGACGCTTGGCAATTTCTTCGGCGGTGTTGGCCACGGTGGTCATGGCACCTTTGGCCGCATCAGACCCTTTGGTGGCGTCGGCATACATGGCAGCAAAGATCTGGTTCATCTCTGCCAGACGTGCCTCATGGCGCTTGGTGGCTGCATCGATGGTGTCCGAGGAGAAGATGGCCGAAAACGCTTCCCAGCGGTATTGCAACTGCTCGATTCCCTTGACCAGAATTTCAACCATGAGAATGCCCGCTTTGCGAACAATCTCGAACTTCTCGGATAGCCAGGTGCCGATTTCCCAGCCGACCACAAAGGCGCCGAGCACAGAGAAGGCGGTTTTGAGCAGACCAATGCTTTGTACGGCCGCAGTGACTGACAGATTGGCGGTGGCCCAGGCTGCTGAGGTCGCCGTCGCCGCCGTGATGGCCGCTGCACCTGCTGTCTGCCATGCGGTAATCAGGGCTGGGATGAGCCGGTAGATCAGGACCGACAGACCCACCTCGGCTATTACCTTGAGCCAGGACATGACCTTCTCCAGATTGGTGGCAAGCCATGTCAAGGCGTCGGCGAGTTTTTTTGTGATGCCAGCGGATGCATCCACCTGACTGACCCACTGACCGAACGCGTTTTGCAGGCGCTGGAAGGCCTGGCTCACGGTTTGGGGCAACTGGGTGTACTCGGCTGCGAGCTTGTCCTTTTGACTCAGCAGCGCATTGACCACCACATCGGCTGTCAGGCGTCCTTCTTCAGCGAGTTTGCGCAGGCGGCCAATGGGCACATTCAAGCCATCGGCCAGAGCCTGAGCCAGACGGGGACTGTTTTCTACAACGGAGTTGAATTCCTCGCCACGCAACACGCCGGAGGCAAGAGCCTGGCCAAACTGCAGCAAGGAGGACTGGGCTTCTGTGGCCGACGCACCGGAGATGCGCAGGGCCTGCGAAATGCTCTCGGTGATGGTGAGCGCGTCCTTCTGCTCGCCACCCAGCATGCGTACGGCCTGCTGCAATTTGCCGTACAGCGTGGCGGTCTCCTGGATCGGCACCCCAATGCGCTGCGCAATGTCGAATAGCTCCTTTTGCGCCGTAGTGAACTCGGTCTGGCCGATCGTGGCAAGTTTGAGCCGCGCAGCCATCATGTTCCAGGCGTCCGCAATCTGCACGATCTCCTGAACCTTGCCTGCCGCCCAATTGATCGTCAGGAAGGCCAGCAACTGGGTCTTGGCCGAGTTGATTTGATCGCCAAAGGCAGACATCCCGGCTTTGACTTCTGCCAGGCCAGCAGCAGCCTTTTCTCCTGCGGTCTTGGCGTTCGCTGACAGATCACCCAGACTTTGCTGGGCGGAATTGAGGGCGCGCTTGAGCCCGTCATCGGAGCCCTCGAGGGCGACAAGAACGGCAATGCGGTTGGTAGCCATGAATCAGGAAAACCTCAATGGGACCCGGACAATCAATCAGTCCAGGGCTTGAATCTGTCTTTCAATCTGGGCTGCCAACCGGGGAATCCGGCCAGCCACCAGTCTTTCAATGTCGAGCCGCTTCTTGAGCATGACCCGGGGCACCAGCACCGCGATCGGAATGTCGGCACCACGCTTGAGACGTTTGACGCCATCGGCTTTGCGGTACCTGCGCTTGAAGCCAGCCAGGGGTCGGTCGTGCTCCTTGATGTTCTCCGCCATCAGCACGATGTTTCCCTTGGCGTTCTTCACAAAGTAGGCATTGCCACCACGCATCAACTCAGCAATCTGCGCCTTGAACTTCTTGCGCCCTACGCGGCCATGCAGTGGGATCAGCATCCTGGCGTTGATGGAGCCACCGCGCTCATGTATGCCGGACCAAGGAATGCGCGAGCCCACATAGAGTGCGGGCAGGCGGTTTGGATCCTGATCGAGCACCTTGGCGTTGAAGCCCTTGAGGAAGGCGTTTTTGACCACCGCCATTTGAGAGGCAACCTGCTCGCGCACCTCCTGTTTGATCTCTGTGGCCTCACTCCGTATGGCCCGGGCCACCGCCTTTTTGACCTTGTCCCGGTATTCGCCACCCCAGCGGCGCAGTTGTGCTTGTGCTGCTGCGCTGTCAATGCGAATAGAAATTTTCATGAAGGATTACTGACTCTGGGCTTGATCGGTAAGCCGGTCCAGGGTCTGGTCCAGGTTTTTGGCGTCACCCCGGCTGCCAACGGCAATCAGAGACAGCAGCCGGGTATCCATGCTGGCATCCAGACGCACGGACGCGTCCAGAAATCCGCGCATCTGTGCCAAGGTGTAGTCCTGAATGTCAGCAAACCGGTGGCCGTGGTTGATCAGGCGTTGGGCTGCGTCGAACCAGGCGTGGTCGGATTGATGTTTTTGGCCTGGGTGAACAGCCCGTCCAGTTTGGGCATCACCGTGCGGGTAAAAAAATCAGCATTCACCTCGATCACCTTAGCCGCCAGCACAATGGCTTCGTCCGCTGCCAGATCGTCGACCCAACTTCGGGGTTTGCCCACCGCAATGGCAATCGCAGAGAGCAAGTCGTCCCCGCGTTCGCCAAAGAGCGCTATCCAGTCGATCTCACTGCGGTTCAAGTGGTTCATGACCGGCGTGATGGCGCGCAAAAAGGCGGGCATCTGGCCCACCTTGAGCGGTTTGATGGCCAGTGTCTCGCCATGAATGGTCAGATCCGTGGCTTGGGGGATGAGTTGCTCCAAATCAGACATGGTTTGCCCCTCTACAACTGAACGATGCGGCCGAATTGGCCCAGCACCGCGTCGAACGGCTTGGTGGAATCGGCCAACAGGGAGCCTTCCATCTCGAACTTGTTGTAGTCATCCGAGATAAAGGAGATTTCCTTCAAGGGATCAAAGGCCACCCGGTACAACTCGACCAGCACCTTGGCATTGCCCTGCGCGGTGTTGAGACCTTCCAGACGCAAATAGCGCTCTGGCAACGGTTGCGTGAAGATTCCGATCTCGGTGGCCACGCCAAAACCATAGCTGGCCTTGAATGGGGCGGTGAAACCCGTCACATCCAGGAACTGAATCGCGCCGAAGTCCGTCTCAGCGGTGTAATTCGTGCCCAAGGTCAGGGTCGCCGGAGTCGCTGCAGAATCGGTGACGACCAACGTGGAGACCTTGGGGTGCGCCAAGAAATAGCGATCGCCAATGACCGGGGCTACGCCACCAAGGGTCTCGGCAGTCACCGTGCCGGGCGTGGAAGTGACAAAGTTGCCGTACAGCGCCAGCGATAGGTTTTCTTTGGTGAATTCCTCGATCGTGAGCTTCACGGTGGCAGATTTCTGCTTGACCATGCGGTGATCGAGCGTGCGCTGACCCGTCTGGCTTTCATAGTGCTCCAGCACGTCGGTTTTGAGGGAGAGTTTCAGCTCGGCAACGTTGCCGGGCGAACGGACCTCAGTAGGTTCTCCGTTGATATCGCGCTTGCCGAGATAGACACGGCCTTGAAATGATGCATATGTACTCATGGCTTGGAATCCTTAAGAGGTTTGGATGGTTGAGAAGGCTGAAATTTGGAGATGTCAGAGGTGTCGATGCGCGCAACGCCCTGCGCCACCAGCCATTCGGCAGTGACGGCATCGACTTCAAGGCGATCGCCTGCGGCGAAAGCCATGCCCGCGTGGGTATGTGGCTTCAATAAAGTGAGGCTGTTCATGGGTTTCATCCGGTTATGGAGATGTCGTGGACAAAGGTCCGGTAGGTGAGCTGATAACGCGCAGGAATGGCCGTGGCAAAAGCGTCGGCATCCTCCACATCCCACTCGCAATCGAGTTCCTTCAACCCCAAACACAGACCGCCCAAATTGCCATTGGCAAACATGGCTGCGTGGGCTGCGACCAGCAACTTGTCGGCAATGGATTCCGGCGAAATGCCATCTTTCTCCCGTGCAATAGCCACCACGCGCAGCACCAGTTGGCGCTCCACACGGTCATTCACTCGAGGGGAAACTGCATCAGCTTCTGGAAAGATCAGGATGGCGGGTGACTGCTCACGGGTCACGCCGTTGGTGGGTGAGCGCAGGACCTGCGCGCCCTGCAGTTCAGCAACGGGCGCGAGAATCTGAGCAACTGCCTGAATCAGTTGCTCACGCACGGATTGGGTCATGGTCGGATCCTTAGAGTTGTGTCATCAGAGTTGGGTTAGGTGAGCGCGCATTTCGCTGCCATCACCCATGGCCAGGACCTCGCGGACCCGGTAGGTGATGCCGCCAATGTCCAGCGTGGAGCCAGTCGCAAGCGCTGGTAGCCATGCCAGCGGATAGCGAATGGCGTAGTCCCGGCTTACGCCCATGCCACCGAGGACATCCTCATCAGGGGCACGGAAGTCGACCATGACTTGCGTGCCCCCAATGGAGGCTGCTTTCAGAAGTCCGGCGTTGGCGGCAGCGGCGTAGAGAAACTCAACGCTGAGCACGGACAAGACTTTCTAGGCGGTGAGCTTGACCAACACACCGGGGCGGTGGCACATGGGCAGCGGGTTGGCCTGCGTGTGCAGATCGGTACCACGCTCGAACTTGCGGGGTTGCTGCTTGGCGTACAGCACCTGACCCAGCGTGTTGGCGGTCTCGTTGAAGTCCGCCGGTGCAAAGTAGGTGCTGAAGGTGTCCACCGTGCCCAACGGAAACGCATGGGCTTCACCAGCGGCAATGAAGCGCCGGGATATGCCGTTGATGTCGGTGGCCTGCCCACGGTATTCCTCGAAGGTGATGCCCCCAAAGGTGAAACCCGCGCGCATGTCGTTGATCAGCACCGCACCCTGCTGCCAATAGGTGTACGCCTTCTCCACTTTGGCGTGCCCGGTGAGCGCATCAAAGAACTCGGGCGAACAGAGGACGTGAATGCCGGTCATGAATTCACCCTTGAGGTTGTCCTCCAGATAGCGCAGCACCTCGGCACACTTGGACTTGACGTTGGTATTGGCATTTCCCAGTTCGAACGGCACAGAGCCAGGCGCAATACCGAACTCGTCGTAAAGGTCGTAGATCACAGAGCCATCGGCGTCCAGGATCACGCCTTTGAGTGCGCCCATGCGCAGGTGCTCCAACGTGATGGCGTGTTTGTTGCGCATGGTCTCCAGGTGGCGCGCCATCACGCCTGCCACGCTCTCCATCTCGGTCTCAGAGCCAAAGGCACGGATACCCTGGACTTCTTCCGGCAAAACCACGTCGTCATGGGGAATGTGTGGAATCACAAAGGAGCGCACCTTGCGCTTGCCACGTGTACCGACCGTACCGGGCGAGCCCGGAGGCATGGTGGGCAGCAGATTCAGGACGCCGTTTTGCTCTTCCACGATGACCTGACGTGTACGAACCGGCTTGGCCGGAAAGAGGTTTAAGGCCTCCATGCGACCGTAGCGGTTGGGGATGATGTTGATGGCAGCGGTGAGTGCAGCCATCGAAAACGCGGGGGTGTTGAATGGATTGTTCATAGTGAGGTGTCCGTTCGATGTTGAAAAATAGGCCAATTACGCGGATTGGCGAATCAGGATGCCGAGCGACGCCAGTTGCGACGTGATGGCTGCCTGCAGAGCGTTGGAGATCTCCACCGGCCACACGACTGCTTTGGACGCGACCACACCGTGACGTGCCAGGATCAATGCGTCTTCACGGTCGATGAGTGACGCGTCCACAGCGCCCAGCAGGATTCCCACTGGCAGGTGGGAGCCGTCTTCAGCGCCGGGATCGAGTTGCTTGACCTTGCCGGTGGTGGTCACGCGACCAACGATGCAGCCAAGGGGCAGGTTCTGGCCCGCTTCCACGGTGACCACGTCACGCGAGTAGTTAAGGCAGTCCTCCTCGTACTTGACGAGGTCACCCAGATTGAGGGCTTGATTGATGACGTTCATGGCTTGGGTCCTTCCGGGTTAAATCTTTTGGGTGAGTTTTTTGACCGCTGCCATCAGGGCACCGGCGTCGCTTGCAGTCCCCGCACCTTTGGGTGCTGCGTCGGGGGCAATGAGGGAAGTGATTTCTTCACTCTGTGCACGGCTGGCCAACAGGGTCTGACGCACTTGGGATGCCGACAGGCCTTGGGTGAGAAACGTAGCAATGCGATGGCTTTGCCCGGCGAGTTGACACAGCTCGGCAATAGAGATTGCTTGGGCCACAGCTTCAGCCTTGGCTGAATTGACGGCTGCTGCAATGGCTGTGTCGTTCACACCAGGTGCAACTGGCACCGCTACAGGGGCTGGCGATGGCTTCTCTGAGGGCACGTCCTTGCGCTCCGCCTCATCTGTTTCAGCAACTGCGATGTCAGGATCGGCAGGCGCCGGATCATTCTTGGTTTCTGGATTCATACATATCTCCTTTGGTAGGTCCTTGGGATTGGTTTGGAGAGAAAGGGAAACACTGGACTGGGCTTCCATGGCTGAGGCGGTGATCACGCGAGACCCAATGCCTCGTACGTTCTTTGCTCCCAGGTAGGAGGTGAAGTCGGAAACAACCTGCGCGGTACTGGCCAGCGAATCCGCAAAGCCAGAGCGAACCGCGTCGGGCCCGAAGAACAACCCAGCCTGCGTATCGCGTACGGCCTTTGCTTGCATCCCACGCATGGCTGCCACGTGGTCTACAAACAAGCCATAGAGCCGATCCACCTCGGTCTGCAGTCGGCCGAGTGCAGCTTTGTCGATGGGTTCATGCGGCGACAAATCGTTCTTGAAGTCACCGGCTGAGACTGCGGTGAACCTGTACCCTTCCTGGGCATCGCGCACTGACTGGTCCACATGCATGGCAATGACACCGATGGAACCGACCCCTGCGGTCTGAGTTACGAACACTCTCGATGCCGCACAGGCAATGGCGTAGGCCGCAGAAAATGCCGAGTCACACGCCATGGCCCAGACGGGCTTGATGGCATCGATGGCGCGAATGTGCTGCGCTAGCTCGAACACGCCACCGGCCTCTCCGCCGGGAGAGTCAATGTCCAGCAGAATTCCTGACACCGTCGGGTCGGCCACGGCCGCGTCGAGCATGGCAGCAATGTCGCCGTAGGACGTCAATCCAGAGGCAGCATCGATACCCATAGCGCGTCGAACCAGCGACCCGTGCACAGGAACAACCGCAATGCCGGTTGCAGCCATGTGTTGACCTGCAGGGGACGCCCGCGACGGTGGCAAGGCCAGTTCCGACTGGATGGGCCAGCCCACGCGAGAACCCAGCACCGAGAGGATGATGTCGAGTTTGGTACGGGCAAGCAGAAGCGGCGTCCCGTACAAACGAGACGCCAGATGTGGCAGCAGCATGGTCAGTTTCCTTGAAGAGGAGATTCGGGTTGCGCCATCAGCACAGCACCGGTTGCAGCAGACAGGGACTTGGTCAATTCGTGCCGGGGGTCGGAATCAAAGACCAACCCCAGGTCATCGGCGCGTGCGTTGTCGGCAGCTATTTCCCGATCGACGTCTTCTGCGTCGTAGCCATTCGCCGAGATGGCCTCAGACCTGCTCATCAGTCCAGAGCGAATGGCTGCCTTCATGGCATCCGCTTCTTTGAGCGGATCGACCCATTGCCAGCCCTGAGGAATCCATTTACACGCCTGGTACTCACGGCGTTTGGTTTGGACAGAGCCATACCCCGGCAGACTCAAGGCGCCTTCGATCACCGCCTGGTCCATCCATGCAGCCCAGATCGGTCGGCACAGCTGGTGCACGAGGACGCCGTGCTGCAAGGACTCCACACGGCGTCGGAACTCCAGGAGTCCTGCACGGATGGACGAGTAGTTGACCTGCGTGAGATCACCGGTGAGTTGTTCATAGGTCACGCCCATGGCAGCGGCCACCGCCCGAAACTGCATGCGCAGGAATTCCGAGTACGACCCGCCCACATCGGCAGGCTGAGAGAACTTGATGTCCTCACCTGGCTCCAGGATTTGCATGGTGCCGGGCTCCAGTCCGGCCAAGGCCACCCCGTTGGAATCCGCCATGCCTTCACCCATCAGGTTGTCCTCAGGTGACAGGCGGGTCACAAAGCCTGCAAACATGGCTGCAGTCTTCTTGCGCACCAGTTCTGCGTCGTCGTACTGGTCCAGTTCATTGAGTTTGACCAGCGCACGCGCCAGCCAGGGTTCACCACGGATCTGGCCGGGCCGCAGTGGACGAAACAGGTGAATGATTTCTGCAGCATCCACCCGCACCGTGCTCAAACCACCATCGCCCGACATGGGTGCCAGCAGTCCGTCCTCCGGATGCGAGCGATACAGGTGGTACGCCACGCGACGCCCCAGTCGGTCAAATTCAATGCCTGCGCGGATCAGATTGCCGTTTTCTGCTGTGATGTTCATCTGCACCGGTAAGTGCTCAGGCTCCAGGACCTGGATCTGCAACGCAACACTAAGCCCATCGTCGGGCCTGCGGTACCGCAGTCGAATCAAAGCCTCGCCACCTTCGAGCATCGCTCTGCATGCCATGGCCTGCAGACCATAAAAATCGGTAAGCCCTGCTGCATCGGCTTCCAAGGTCCAGTTGCGCCACAGGGCTTGAACCGCCTCACGCTGCTGTGGATTGGCACGCATCGATTGGGGCTTGATACCCGTTCCGATGGCGTTGGCCACATAGGACTCCAGCGCTGAGTTGGCCCACGCGTTACGGCGCACCAGATCCCGGCTCTTGGCACGCAGTTCACTTTGGTTGAACAGCATGGCAGCCACCGCCCCGGGGTTGCCCACCGACCACGACAGCGCACGCCTGCCACCACCCACTCCGTCATAGGTGGGCGTGGATGCCAGCAACTTCCTGCGAATGTTCTTGAACCAGCCCATCAGGTGCCCTTGGAGGTGTTGAGTCGGATCTGGCGCGGTGCACCTGGCCACAGACCAGTAGCTTGGGCTTGTTCCAGCAGGCCACGGCGGACATCACGCATGGCCACACGCAGTTCTTCCACCGAGCGGTATTCCACTGTCTTGTCGCCGAAAGTGACCCTGCGTTCTCCCTTGGCTAGTGCGGCTTCCAGGGCTGTGAGTTGGTCTTGGGTATAGGCCATGGTGTTTTAGGTTTATCAGGCGACCTTGGTGGCCACCAGATTGCTGCCAGTCTTGACTACTGCGTTGGATGCAGCGACCTCAGAAGCAAAGCGGATCTGCAGATTTCCAGGCGTAGCGCCGGTGATGACCAGCAACGATCCGGATGCCAACGTGTTCGCGTTGGCAGCATCAATGGCTGTCGACGCAGCACCGGCATCAGCCGCACGTTGATTTGCCAAGGTGCTGGCAGTCAATGAAGTAGGGGTGTTCCACTGCGCGACCACAGTGGCACCAGTCGGCACTGTCTGCGTCAAGCGAATGCCGGTAGTCGTCGCCGCTGTCTGAAACATCACCTTGGCCTCAACGGCATAGGTGCTGTTGGCAGCCAGCGCCACAAGGAGACCAGTGACGTCGGCAAGCGTGACCGTGCTGTTGGTTACATCGGCAGCAAGACGTACTGTGCTCAGACGCGAGTCATTCCCGCCCGGCTGTGTCAGGTCAAACCAGGCTGTGCCATCGCACCAGTAGGGTTTGTTGTCCGTGGACAGGCGAACCACCACACCGGCTATTGCGACAGACGGAGCTGGCAACGCTGAGACAACCGGCGCTTGTCTGTAGGCCAAATCCCTCATCGTGCTATCTCGTTTAGCCCATCACCACCACGCGGTAAGCGTTGGCAGCGGGCGCACCGGCAAAGTTCAGGCGCGCCGTATTCAAGGTGGGCAGGCTCACATCGCAGTTGACCTGCTCATAGCTGCCAGACGCCTGGTAGACCTGAACAATCACGTCGCGCGTGGCAAAGTTGTGATTGACATCGATCTGGGTGCTGCTGCCGTCGCCAATGGTGGCTTGCGCACGGCGGGTCTTGTTGGACCATGTATTGAGTTTGAGTGGCGTGACGATACGCAGGTCATCGATTCCGGCGTCCGTCTCCGCTTGCGTGGCCAGTTCCGCGATACCCGAGCTGGTTTCCGAGGCAGCGCCCACCGAGGAGCCAAACTGAATCCACGTAACGGAGCCGGTACCGAGCACGAAATTTACGACCGACTGCCGCCAGCTCGTACCCGTCGAGGTTCCTTCCTCCACCGTGGTGATGGCCTGCTCCAGTTCATCACTGGTATTGGCATCCAGGCTGCGCGTCATGGCCACGGCCGCACCGTTCCAGATGTAAATGCCGTTTTCTGTACCGACCGTCTGGGCTTTGACCAGGACGCGGTCACCGGCAGCAATAGTGATACCGTCGATCGACGCGCCCGGCGAGGACAGATTCAAGTTGGCCTGGCTGGCCACCCGGCAGGAATCCTTCCAAGCCAGACCTTCCACTGCCGAGTTGAGGTCCTGCTGGCGCACCGGCTCATCCGGATTGACGGGTGCGGGCAGATTGCGGATGCGGGCAACGCCAGCGAAATCCAGATCAGAGAGTTGTTTGCGAGACATTCATCGGTCCTTTCAAATAATCGATTCAGGTGTGCGAATCAGGTGAGCCGAGCCAGCCCCGCGACGGGAATGGCGAAGCGAATCAGTAATTGGTTGGCACTCATGTGCACGACATCAGCCTCGACCTCGTTGCCCCCGGCATCCAGAATCGAGACCGTGGGCCGGAGACCCAGGTTGTGGTTGATGGTCCAGAGCGCAGACGCCACCCATTGCTGGTGGATGAAGGCCACTCCACTGCCAGATGCAGTGCTCCTGGCCGCCAGTTCATTGATCGCTGCAACCAGATCGGTCTTGGCTGTGGTGTCGAGGCGGTTCAGACCACCAATGCGCGCATCCACACCCGAGAACTTTTCTGCAATGCGTTCGACCAGGCTGTAGATTTGCGCTTGCAGCGTCATGGCACCTCAATAAATTGCGTTCAATCAAGACAGCCATCGGCTGCGCACCACGCGCCTTGCCACCCTGCGGCCATCAGAAACAACAAGGCCACCGCTAGGGGTGGCCAGGATCTCAGTGGGAGTCGCAATGGGATCCGGTGGCGGTGCCAGTCCAAGCTGTTTCTCTAACTCGCGCCAGTGACGCTCTTCAAATCGGTCCAGGCCCGCCACACTGGCACTGGCCCGGGCATACACATAACAGTCCAACGCTTCGTTGCGCTCACGCATCTTTTGCCACTCACGGATGGCGAAACCATTGCGGTCGCGCCGGGTGACCAGCTGCTCAGCACAAAGCTGCTGCACGTATTCCGCATCGACCTTGGGCAAGTGCACGAAGCCAGCGGGGTACTTGACCGTGGTTCCGTCCTCCTGGACGTCTGCAGCTTTGCGCAGGTTGTTGTAGAACTCCAGCTTGGCCATCCCGACAGTGACGGAGAACACTTTGATGCCCCGGCGCAGCTTCTTGCCACCCTGCGTGATGTCCACGGCAGTTGGTGTGGCGATCAAGGCGGCACCACGCGCCACACCTTTGACCGCCATCACACGTGAGTCGCGGCAAGAACGCACGAAGGCATAAGCCTCTTGGGTGGCAAAGCCGGTGTCCAGCGCAAACCGCACCAACGGCAGCGATGCACCAGACTCGTGTGTCCAGGTCTCGTCGAGCATTGCTTTGAGTTGATTCCAGACTGCGTCTCGCGCGGTGTCACCCATCAGTACCCGGTGTTCGACCAACCAGCATTCCTTGCCCCGACCAAACGCCCAGACCGATGCTTCGATCCGGTCCTTCTGAACGTCTGCACCGCCGACCAGCAGCAGGCCACCTACGGGCACAGTGCCGATTCGGTAATCTTCCCGACGCTCGATGAGCCGTTGCCAGTCTGGCGCTTCGCCTTCCTCGACCCAGGTCTCACCCAGTTCGGTGTTTTTGAAGGTCTTGATGGCCGCAGCCGATCCAGAAACCTTGCTCACCGCACTTTCCCATGCCACGGCAATGTCCTTCCAACTGCGCCAGCCCACCGGGCTATACAAGCTGGATAGGTGAAATCCAGCGGTCTTGGTGCCATGTTCCGGCACCATGGCTCGCCACTCACCGTGCTCAAGCATCCAGGTCTTGTGGTGCTCATGGATCGCGGTGTCGCAGGACTCGCAGGTATAGGCGGCGGTCTCCGGTTGCCCTTTGTCCCAGCGCAACTGCTCGAATCTCAGCCATTGCCGATGTGCGCAGTGCGGACATGGCACGAAATAGCGCTGCTGATCAGAGGCCTCGTACTCCCTCTCAATGGCACTCACGCCAGAGATGGTTGGGGTCGAGACAATAAAAATCTTGCGCCGGGCAAAGGTGCGCGTGCGGGCCTCGGCCAGAGAGATCGCATCGCCTTCGCCCTCGACGTCCAGCGGATAACCATCGACCTCGTCAAGGAACAAGTAGCGTACCGGCATCGAGCGCAAGCCGACCGCGCTGTTCGCCCCCGTCATCACTAACACCCCACCTCTGAACTCTTTGGCCAGGATGGTGTTACCTGAGTCACGTGAGCGTGCTGGCGAAATCAGTGCCGACAAGGCTGCGGACTCCTCAATCAACGGGTCGATCCGTTGCTTGGAATTGCGCTTTGCCATGTCCACCGTGGGCCACACCGCCATCATGGGTCCTGGCGCGTGGTGGATGACATAGCCAATCCAGTTCGACCCCATCTCAGTCGCACCCAGTTGCGCCGCTTTCATGAACACCACCCGCTCCACCGCCGAGGTGGGCGACAGGCAGTCCATGATGGCCTTCAGATACGGCGTGCGGCTGGTGCGCCAGCGACCTGGCTCAGCGGATGCCTTGCTGGAGAGCATGCGGTGGCGGTCCGACCATTCTGAGACCGACAGCAGCGGATCCGGTGTCAGACCCTCGCGCCAGGCTCTCTCAATTTCCTGAGCACCTTCGTAATCTTCCATATACCGTGCGCCGCTTCAATCTACCCGGGGACGCAAGTCACCGAGTTCCTGCAGGTGTTCCCGTAGTGCGGCCTCCAGGGCCACGTGCATAGCGTGGGCATCCACACCCAATTTGGCTGCCATCTGGGCTGAGACCCGTGCGGGCCAATTCAGCCAGGCATCGCGCTCCGAGCGAGCCAGCTTGAAAACATGCGCAATGGCCTGCGGCCGATCCACCAGTTCGCCCTTGAGCCTGGCCAGTCGGACTTTGTTCGTCTGCGCCTTGACCACTTCGTTGACGGTACGCGCCTGAAGTAGTGAGGTTCCACCAGCTCCCTGCGAGGCTGGTAACACTGCGGACGACTCCCCATTGGCCTCCCTGACCACCACGCTCTCAGCACGCTGCCTTGTTCCCCTTTTGGGCGCATCGGTATTGCGTGCCCAGTCGGCATCAGCCCGATCCGCATCAATGGTTCCATCAGCTTCTGGCGTGACGCGACCAGTACGAATGGCCTTGTGCACAGCGGTGTCGGTGACCCCCCTGTGGCGGGCATAGGCACGTATCGAGATTCCCATTGGATATTTCAAACATTTGTTTGTCTTCTTGCAGATTTAGCTTGGCTTCCATCTGGAACAGCGCGTTCATAGAGGCGTCGCAACCAACAAGGAAACAAGCAAATGAAAACGATCAACGCACAAGTCACCGACACCAACCACCGCGCACGCGGGGAGATGAGCATCCAGGTCGACTTTGACAAGACTGGCCCCAGCCTGGTCGAGCACGACGGCCAGACCTACTGCTACACGCACAAGGCGGGCACCAACCGCAAGACCGGATTGGAAGTGCGCGAAATGGCCACCTTCGACGACGCGCGCCTCTGGATCACCCTGGACGGCACGCAAGTTTGGGAGGACTGAACGCCAACTCCGCTGCAACCCACTCCCGAGCAACAAACCACCAACCCAATCACCAACCCACGTAAGGATCTCAAATGACCACGATTCAACTCACCCACACCCAAACCCAAGTCCTGCAATACGCACTGGATCACAACGACGGCCAGGTCGTCTGGTTTCCTGAAAGCGTCAAGGGCGGAGCCCGCAAGAAGGTGCTCGACGGACTTTTTAACCGCGCCCTGGTCACCACCGACGGCGGCACCCACTGGTACGTCGCGGCCGAGGGCTACGACGCTCTGGGTCGCCCACGCCCCACGGTTGCGTCGGTGGCAGCCGTCGCGCCCCCGCAACCGTTGCCACCCTTGGTCGCCGACCCGGAACTGGAGGCCACTGTGGCGCAATACGAGGCCACGTTTGCGCAACATGAGACAACCGCGACACCCGCCTCAGAACTGCCACCAGAACCCGTCAAGGTTCGCACCCGCGAAAACAGCAAGCAGGCACAGGTCGTCGCCATGCTCAAACGTCCCGAAGGAACAACGATCGCGCAGATCTGCGAGGCCACCGGATGGCAGGCCCACACGGTGCGCGGCACCTTTGCCGGAGCCTTCAAAAAGAAGCTAGGCCTCACCATCGAGTCTGACAAGGTCCAGGGTGGCGAGCGCGTATATCGAATCGCCTGAATCAAACAATTGATCGAAAAGATGCTGCAAATAGCTTGGCTTTTGATTGGAACAGCGCGTTCATGCAGTTGTCGTGATTGACGACCAACGCACAGGAAAAGCACCATGAACGCAAGCACCATAACCATCACCATCGAACGCACACCTCGCACCATGACACTGGAAGGCACCGCCATCCAGGTCGTGGAGTTGAGTGTGCGACTGCCCTTTGCCAGAAAACCTGCCGACCTCAGCGAGGTAGGCGGTTTTGGCAGCACCAGGATCTTTGTCACCGAGACGCGGGAGATGACACCTAGCGACTTCGACACCTTTGCCAGCAACCTGATGATGTCACGCGACTGGCTGCGCGGCAAAGGTGGTGGCACCGGCGACGGCTACTTCTGCGTGGAAGTCCACGCGCCCGGTCGCCCGTACCTGTATGTCAATCCGGAGGGCGGCGACTACGCCCGCTATGTTGCCCGTCTCGGATGACTCAAAAAATAGATTGAAAAGATGCCAAGAACAGCTTGGCTTCTCTGCTTTACAGCGCGTTACTACGGATGTCGCAACACACACCATCAAGGACAAGACCATGACCACCATGACCTCCAACACCAGCATCCCCGCCACCCAGAATGAAGACTGGGGCTTTTGGGGAACGATGCAGGATATTGCACCAGCAGCATGGGCGATCGCATTGCCTGCCATTACACAGATCACTGGCTGCACCCCTGGCGCAGTGCGCGCGTTTCTGGACAGCCGCCATGGACGCCACTTTGCGGACGAAGTCCAAAACCATCTGTATGTTGGCAAGGACTTGGCGCAAGCAGTGCAAGCAGCCACCCAAAAATGGATGGGCTGGAGCATCGGACGCCATACCGCCAAGGACTACGGAATCCCTCGCGGCCTGCCTTACCTCACAGGATTTGTGATTCACTGCGAAATTTCCGAGGAACTGCTCACTGACTGAGCATCGAACGCCACCCCATCAGACTCGCGGGTGGCTTGTTTGCCAGTCCAGTCCTGCCAGCGGCGCACGATCACGTCCACGTACTTGGGATCCAACTCGATCATGCGGGCCACACGCCCCGTTTTTTCTGCGGCGATCAACGTGGTGCCGGAACCGCCAAAGGGATCCATCACCGAATTCCCTGGCCGACTGGAGTTGCGAATGGCACGCTCCACCAATTCGACCGGCTTCATGGTCGGATGCAAATCGTTCTTGTGGGGCTTCTTGATCTGCCACACATCACTCTGGTCCCGGTCGCCACACCAATGGTGCTTGCCACCCTCGGGCCAGCCATAGAGGATGGGTTCGTACTGGCGCTGGTAGTCCGAGCGCCCCATAGTGAAGGTGTTCTTGGCCCAAATCACAAAGGTCGACCACTTGCCACCGGCTTCCCGAAAGGCTGACTGGAGCACGTCCAGTTCACTGGAGGACATGGCCACGTAAATCGCACCCTTGCAATTGGCGACCGTGGGCGTCAAAGCCGCAAGCAGGAAATCATAGAACCCATCGCCCAGGTTGTCATTGAGGATGGCGCGGTTTTTGCCACGCATCTTGTCCTTGGCGGTATTGGCGTAGTTGACGTTGTAGGGTGGATCGGTGAATACCATGTCCACTTCCTCGCCCTGCAGCAACTGCGCGTAACTCTCCTCCAGCGTAGAGTCCCCGCACAGCAGTCGGTGCGGACCCAGCAACCAAACGTCGCCAGTGCGTGAGATTGCAGTCTCAAGAACCTCCGGCACGGCATCGTCATCAGTGTTGCCTGAATCATCACCACCGCCGCCCGCCATCAATTCGGCCAGCGCATCTGCATCGAAGCCGGTGAGCGACATGTCAAAGTCATCCAGCTGCAGGGCCTCCATTTCCAAGCGAAGCATGGTCTCGTCCCAGCCTGCGTTCTCCGCAATCCGGTTGTCCGCAATGACCAGTGCACGGCGTTGCGTGGGGCTCAAGTGCTCCAGCACCACCACCGGGACCATCTCCATGGCGAGCTTTTGGGCTGCGGCCAACCGGCCATGACCCGCGACGATCACACCGTCGGCACCGACCAGGATGGGGTTGGTAAATCCAAACTCTGCGATGGACGCCGCAATCTGCGCCACCTGTTCGTCAGAGTGGGTCCGGGCATTGCGGGCATAGGGAATCAGTTTGGCAACCGGCCATTGCTGGATCTTGTCTGCCAGCCAGGAAGTGGTCATTGCACCACCTCAGCCGACTTACTACGCTCGGCCACCACTGCCTCATAGGTCTGACCGGTCGAGAGCAGTTTGACCGGCACGCCGGGAAAATTCTGCTGGAAGCGCTTGATGGCGACGTCAACGTACAGCGGCGCAATCTCAACCGAGCGACACTGGCGACCAGAGCGCTGAGCTGCCAGCATCGTGGTACCACTCCCACCAAAGGGCTCGTACACGATGTCCCCGGTGTTGGAATAGGCCTCCAGAATGAACTCTGGCAACGCGACCGGGAACACTGCCGGATGGTCAATGTCCTCGCCGATCTTTCCTTTGTGGCGCATCACCCGGATCACAGAGTCAGGGATCTTGCTATCTTGTGTAGGCTGACCCTTGTGGGCCCAGCCACCGACTTCGCCCTCTTTGCTGCGCATAGCAGTGGAGGACCCATCCGCGCGCAGGTGAGATTCTTCACCCGCATGCTTGCAGGGAACGATCTTGTTGGGTGTACGGCTTTGCCGGTTGAAGTGAAAAACGAACTCAAAACTCGGGGCCAGCCGTCCTGACCAGTCACCCGGCATGCCCGGGCCCTGGTCCCAGACGTACCAGGCAAAGCGTCTCCATTCTTGGGTGCGCATCCAACCAAGCCAGCCGTCCCAGTAGGAAACGACTTCGTTGTCACGGTGAATCAAACCAAGATTGACCAGCACCTGCGCATCGTCAGTCACAGGCAGTTTGGCAAACACGCCACGCATCAGGCCATCCCAATCGGTGATTCCGCCACTGGTGTAGTCCCGCTGATTGCCATAGGGTGGCGAGGTAAAGCACATGGTGGCACCATCACCCTGCATCAGAGTGGCGACCACAGACTGATCGGTGGCATCGCCACAAATCAACCGGTGCTGCCCCAAAGCCCAAACATCGTTGGTTCTCGAAATGGCATCTACTGGTGTTGGCGGAACATCGTCTGCTGCGTCCTCACCATCGTCAGGATCATCCAAATCGGAATCGGTCGCGCTTGGTGCGCCAAACATCGTGTCCAATTCGACATCGTCAAAACCTGTCAGGGCAAGGTCGAATCCTGCGTCGGTCAACTCGGCAAGCTCAAGCCCCAGCAACTCCTCATCCCAACCCGCATCAAGTGCCAGTCGGTTATCGGAGATCACGTAGGCGCGCCTTTGGTTGGGCGACAGGTGTGCCAGTTCAATGACCGGCACCTCAATCAAACCAAGCTTGCGGGCAGCCGCCAATCGACCGTGTCCAGCAATCACGCCGTTCTCGCCATCGACCAGCACCGGATTGGTCCAGCCAAACTCCACGATGCTGGCAGCGATCTTGGCCACTTGCGCCTCGCTGTGCGTGCGGGGATTGCGGGCGTACGGAATAAGCGCCTCGACCTTTCGGTACTCGACGTTGAGCGTTTTCAAACGAGGGATCCTCAAAATGGGAAACCCGCCGACATCAAATACCGTGGGCGGGTCGAAGGGGAACTGGATGGGCCTGCGGGGCGGTATGGGGTGCAACCCTGCAAACCCCGCAAACCTGGGTTTGCACTCTGTCGCTAGTGGACTCTTGCGCTCGCTCCCCCCGCATTGCGATTTGGCCAGGGAGGACCCGTCGAAATCTGACGGGTCGTCTGATTTCTCAGACCTCTCGCAACCATACCCCCGCCACGCCACTGTCTGTGGCATCGCAGATTTCTCAGTTGCCCGAACTGGCCATGGCGGACATCAAGTCGCTTTGGCAACGGCTGTTCCACGCTGCGAACCCCACCCACAACAGGCAATTTCTGGAACGCCGGATTGCCTACAAATTGCAGGAAATCGAGTTTCGCAAGGTCGACCCAGGACTTCTTGATCGCAATAAGCGCCGCATCGAAAACTTGATTGAAACCGGCAAGGTCAAGACTCGCGACCCTGACTACCGTCCTGTGGCTGGCACCATGCTCACCCGCGAGTACCAGGGCAAGGAATATCGCGTCATTGCCAGCGCCGATGGCAATTACAACTTTGACGGGCGGACGTTCCAAAGCCTTTCCCAGATCGCGCGGGAAATTACCGGTACGCGGTGGTCGGGGCCAGTATTCTTTGGTCTCAAAGCGCGTACTGAGAAAAAGGCAGCGACTAGGAAGGGAGGTCGGTCATGAGCGACGTGCTGAAACGGCGCATGCGCTGCGCCGTCTACACCCGTAAGTCCAGTGAAGAAGGGTTGGATCAGGAATACAACTCGATTGATGCGCAACGTGACGCAGGCCATGCCTATATTGCCAGCCAGCGCGCCGAAGGCTGGATTCCGGTCGCCGACGACTATGACGACCCGGCCTTTTGCGGCGGAAACATGGAACGCCCTGGACTCAAGCGCTTGATGACCGACATTGAGGCAGGCAAGATTGATGTGGTTGTGATCTACAAGATTGACCGGTTGACGCGCAGCCTGGCCGACTTTTCCAAGATGGTCGAGGTGTTTGAGCGACAGGGTGTGTCCTTTGTATCCGTAACGCAGCAATTCAACACCACGACGTCCATGGGGCGACTCATGCTCAATGTGCTGCTCTCGTTTGCACAGTTTGAACGCGAAGTCACCGGGGAGCGAATCCGGGACAAGATTGCAGCCAGCAAACGCAAAGGCATGTGGATGGGTGGAGTGCCACCTCTTGGCTACGATGTGGAAAATCGACGCTTGGTCCCCAATCCACAGGAGGCCAAATTGATCCGACACATCTTCACGCGGGATAAAGCAACTTCTTTTCTGTAA